TCTAGGGTATTGCCCTCCTTCACGAAGCTCTATATAATTAAAATCTATTTCCCATACAATATCTTTGTTTTGCTGGGTTATATTCCCTGTATCAGGGTTTTCTAAATAATTAGATGTAGTAGGATCTATACCAGGCGTGTTATTAAAAAAGTTTCTCACAGATTTCCATGCCGCTGTAAGTATGCTTCCTAGTTTTACAGGTTCGTCTTTTTCAATACCTGCTTGTAAACTATCATCTTCTTTAGATATTTTTACTTGAGATTCTTCATTTTCATTTATAGAAGTTTCATTAGAAGGTACTTCAGGATCTCTTTCTGTAGCTTCGTTAGTAGTTTGCGAAGATTCTGCAGGATTAGGCTTATTTGACTTAGGAGATTCTTTTTTACGTGGAGCAGCGTCAAAATAAGCATTAATAAAATCTTCTATATTTATATCTAAAACACTTGTAGCCCCTCCACCTGCTTGTATTATTGAAGCAGGTACTTTAATATTATCTCCATACTCTAAATTACCATTTGAATACCCAATATCCATTCCTTCTAGTAAAAGAACATCTTTAATATATTCTCTAAACTTAGTTAAAAGTTGTTTTGGTTTACCTTGAACTTGTATATAATTTGCAGGAGAAATTGTTTTGGCTATATCTAAAGTTTCTTGTCTATCATTATTTACCTGATTTGAGCTAGTAGATTCTTTTTTAAGTGAAGCCTCTAACTCAGAATCAAGCTCAGCTTCTGAAAGTGATTTATCTACATTTACTACACCTGCTTTAACTTTTGTAGAATTTACTCTGTATATAGCTGTTCCATCATCATACAATTCTATTTGTATCTGAAAAATTTTTCCGTTTATTTTTACGCTTTTACCTTTAGTTCTGCTAGCTGCAGCCTTAACTCTAGTTCTTATTACAGGTATTAGTTCACCAGTCTCTTCATCTTTAACAAGTTCTTCTTCTTGATATGTTTCATTATCTCTAAATTTTCCAAACTCAGGAATAACTCCATCTATTTCAAGATCTTTTTCTAAATCTTCTTTCGATATATAATCATCCTTTAAATTTCTTTGTACTTTTTGCGGTTTAGGCTGCTCTTTGCTTTGCTCTTCAGCTGCAGGAGTTTCATTGCTTTCTTTATTATTTTCATCTTGAGTTGCGTTTTCAGATGCTTGCCCACTCTCTACTATAGATGCTATCTTTTCTTCAGCTTGATTCTTAGCTTCTTCTCTTTTATCTAAATCTTCTTTTGCTTTTTGGAATTCTTTTGCAGGATTATTATATATACCTTCAATCATTTCTTGAAACGACTGTAATTCTCTAGCCATAACTAGTCCATCAGCAAATAAATCAAATAATTGTTGCATTTCTAAATCATTTAGATTTATTTCTGCCTCACTCATTCGTTCTAACTGCTCTACAAACTTACTAAACACTTCTTGCAGTACTTTAGAGTCGTTTAAGTCTTTTTTAGTAAGCTCAATGCCTTTAAATCCTTCCATGTTTATAATACCTGCAGTAAGGTCTAAAAGTGCTGTGTTTATTTCATCTGTACGTCTATCAAAATCTTTAGACATGTAAGAATAGTACGCTAGCTTTTGTTGTATAAGTGCTAGAGTCTGTGCGTCTACATTAGGGTCATTAGATAGTTTACGTGCTATCTGTGGCATCATTGCAGCTATACCTTCTTTTATTGGTGCAAGGTTGTCTTGGTAATCTTTTATTCTTTGTCTTAAAAAATCAATTTCTTTATTTACATCTACTTTAGTTACAGGTAAGCCTAAAGGGTCGTTAGGATTTGTTTGATCTCTTTCAAATGTTTCTGCGTACTCTTCGTTAGACATTTTAGCTACATCGTCTAATAAATCTAGCAATACATCTATTTGTCCTGTTTCTTCAAACAATTCAATAGTTTTGAATATTTTAAATGCTTCGTCTGTTTTTAATTTAAACGTGTCATTTTTTTCTAAGGCTTGCCTTTGTCTTTCTTCTGACTTAGTTAAGTTTGCAAGATGTAGTATGTGTTTGTATACATCTCCATTTTCTTGAACAGCATTTAACTCATCAGCAACTGCTTTTGTTCTTTCGTATTTTTCTTGGTAGCTTTTCCATTCTGTAGGTGCCCCTCTAAAATACGAACCTCCAGCTTCACCTAATTTACCTAGCAATGCCCCTAAAAACATAGCCTGTTGTCCATGAAGTTCTTGCGGTGTTTGCCACCATCCTTTAGCCATAGATATTCCCATACCTACACCACTATCTATGTAATCTCTTACATTTTCTAAATCAGGTGTGTATTCGTGAGTAAAATAATCTTTAGCTCCTCTTTCTAGGGCGTATTGTATCCACTCTTCATTCATTTCTGCTAAAGGACGTTTCCACCAATTCTTAGCCCACTCTTTTACCCATCCTGCTTTACCTAACTCTTTAAATGTAGTTTTACCTCCTTGAGTAACAAGTCTAGACTTAAGATATTTACTAAATAAATTAGTAGAACCTCCTCCAAATAAATTTTTAAACATTACAAGGTTAGACGCTCCTACAGTAACTACATTTAATCCCCACGCTATATTAGCATATGCTTCTGCAGTATCTCTTATATCTTTTTCTGACATTCCTTGATACCTAGGATCACCTTCAGCTTGCATTTTACTAATAAGATCTATAGAATTTTTTAATATCATGTTTGCCTCAATAGAAGCTTCACCAGCTGCAGATATTAAACCTGCGCCTATAAAATTAGCTTTTGCTAATCGAGCAGATGTTGTACCTGAGCCCTGAACAGCTCTTCTAGCTAGTTGGAACCCACCAGATACAGTAGATTTTCTAAACATAGCAGATGCAGCCCTAGCATAATTTTTAGGATTAGCTATTCCCATCATTTTTGATAGTTTTGTAGCTACTTTAAGTTCTGCAGCCGCACCACCTGTTACAGCAGCTCCTAATAAAAACCCTACACCATCCATACCTTGGTCTGCCCAAAAGTTTGCTGTTCCAATACTTTGCAACAAAGACATTTCTTCTTCAGATTTAGATGCGTGTATAGGGTACTCTTGCTTATACCAATTTTTAAAATTACTTAGTATTTCATTACCAGGATTGTTAAACACACCACTAAATCTACCTTGTGCCCATGCTGACGGAGCTCCTAACAAAATTGTATTAACTGTACTTGCACTTACCTCTAAGAAAGAGCTTGACATGTTACCAAAAGATCTAATAAATTTATTAGCGTTTGTTTGTTTAAGTGCTGTCTCTTCTTTTATGTTAGTTCCTGGGTGTATATCTATACCATAATCGCCAAACAAACTAAGACCTGATCTTGCCTCTCTACGTATACTAGCTTCAGATCTGTTTTTAAATAGAGGATAGTATCCTTCAACAGTATCTCTATTAGCTCCTAACAAATTACCTCGTAGTACAAAAGGTACTCGCTCATTACTATAATGTTGATAAGGATTATCTATGTATCTACCAAAATCCTTACCTTCTACAGTTTCAAAATTAGAAAAAGTATTTAAAGGTTTATCGTCAGGCTGTTCTGCAGCAGGCTGCTCTACAATAGGAGACTCACTTATAGCCTCTTCGTATGTAGTTCCATAGTTTAAAAAGAATTGGCTTTGTGGGCCTATCTCCATCATACCATCTTCATCTACAAGATCGTCGTAGGCTTTAGAATATCCTTCTGCAGAATTGTAATCATTATTTTTATATGAATCCTGTACTCCATATATAGGAAAACCTTCTTCACTAGTTACTGATCCTTTTTCATAAAAAGGTTGATCATCTTTAGGGCCATAAATAGTTTTTGCTGTTTCTGGATTATTAAACTCTAAATGAAAATGAGCTTGCCCATCCCTAGATCTTTCATCTATTAACTCTGCGTTATGTTTTCTAAGAAAATCTGCACCTCTTTGACTTAGATTTGTACCTTCTTCATTGTCAAAGAAATAGCTGATTAGGTCTCTCCCATCTCCATTACCATACTGAACACCAAAATCTATAGCATTACCTGTACCGTGATGCGAATCTTTATTCCCATGTCTTGTTGCACTAGTAATTGTAAAATCTGTTCCTGCAGAAGATGTTAAATCCATTAACCCTAATCCTGCATACTTACCTATTTTTGGTCCTGATACGCCTCTTAACTTTAAAGAAGACATCGGAGTTCGAATGTCTTCTTTAGGTAAACTAGTTGCGGGGTCTAACGTTTGTGTAGGCTGTATAGGCTCTGCAACATTTAGATTTAAATCACTTATTTTAACCATAATTTATCTTCTTTGTATTCCAGATAATATATTTTCTACTTGTGCATCTCCCTCAAAAACTCTGTATATTAAAGACTCTAAACTAGGAGCTTCTGTCTCGCCGTTACCAAATTGTATTGGCGTCATATTATTTGAAATTCTTAAGTTTGAATCCTCGTCACCTGTAGGTCTGTAAAAATACATAGAGAATGTTTCAGACATTGGCTGTGCAGTAACACCTTCTTGTGCATCTACATCTCTAGGCGCCATAAGTCTTTTACGTTCTACACGTAATTGATCTGTATTAGGATCAAATATTAATTCACCTGTTTCTTTATTTTTTATAGGCCCTTGACTTAACATTTTAGGATCTAACACTCTAAACTCAAACTCGTCATTGTTAGCAGTAATTATACTAGATGTTGCAGTTTCTATACCTGACGCTTGAAGCGTTGGTAAGTACTGCGCATTTAATTGCATTCCTACACCTTGCGTAACTCTTTGCGCTCCCATTTCTCTAGCTGCTTCAACTGTCATACCTTGTTTAGCAGCTTCGTCTGGATTAGTGTACAATTGTCGTCCTTCAAATATATATTGATCTGATAAAGAATTATAAGCGCTCATAGACTTTTCATTGTCCATAGTTATAATCATTTTATCTAATTGATTCATGTAATCACCTACATTTTGACCCATAAAAGATGCTTTATTGTTAAGCATAGAGAAAGGTATAGGTTGCGGTTGTTGGTTTCCTACTTTATAAAACTTAGGGTCTAACACAAAGTATGGTTTACCTTCAAACAATCCTTCACCTACATACAACTGTGGGGCCCAACTAGAAGTTTTTGTTACACCATCAGCATCTACAATTTCTCCAGATATTCCGCTTCTAATAGTTTCAAAAGCATCTGCATAAAGTTCTTGTACAGAACCTGCATCAGGTTGTAGCACATCCATGTAAGGCCCTCCTTGATTAGTTAAGAAATCACTACTTCTTCTTTGTGTTCTAACAAACTCATTGTTGTCTGTGTCTGCAGAAGGTTGGTGATATGTAAACTGTCTATCTACGTCTGTTATATTTTCAAAACGTTCAAATTTATTTGCATAATCTTTATACAACCTTAACACATCTCCAGGTATTGTTTGTCCTAATAACTGTTCAACACCACCTTCACTATAATTTTCTATTAATCTATCTAAATCTACATCACTGTATTGATCTAAATAATTTTTAATTGTGTTAAAGTGTGTGTGTAAAGCCGCGTGTCCTGCAATATCATCTTCAGAAAACTGTGCTCTTTCATTAAATGAATTATAAAACTCTCTAGTTTCGGGAGATAATCTTTGCATTGCATTTTGTCCTATTACACTTCCAAATTTACTATAATCTTTTATATTTTCTTCAATAGTTTTATCTTTTAAATTTCCTGTTTGTAACGGGAATTCTAGTTTAGAAAGATTATCTAAATCTGTTTGTATTGCAGTCATTTCATCAGTAAACGCTTGCGTTTCTTCAGGGCTTACATTTCCTTGCTCTAACTTATTTTGTAAATCTGCATACCTAGCTTGTTTGTTTCCTACTTCAGCTTGATAGTCTTCTAAATTAGTTACTCTACCTGTAGCATCTCCTAGCGGTATTTGCTGTGTAGTATAAGAATCACCTACGCCAATATTATATCCTACTGTACTATCATTTGTATCAGTTCCTGCGCTTGTTAATGAAATTCTATCTACCTCACTTATTCCAGAACCTGCTGCAATATCATCTAACATTGCTTCTCTTTGCATTGTTCTAAATTGACTAGCTCCAGCTTGTTCTTCTCCTACTTCTGCAATTTGTTGACGGACCATGTTTTGTTTTAGCCCCATAACTTCATTGTATTCTTCAGGAGTTTCTACGCCTGCCATTTGCATTTGCATATTTGCCATTCCAGGATCTTCAGACAAAGGCATTACTGTAGGATCTTTTTGTGCGTATAAATCAAAGGCACTTCCGTGCACATCTCTGTTATAATTTTCTACTAATCCTAAATCATAAGCTTCATTTGCCCACTCTGAATACTCAGGCATTGCGTTTAAGAATCTATTTGTAAGTTCTCTAGCTCCTTCTCCTGTTGTATACTCTCTTTTTGTAATTACATCTTTGTATCCTACAATAGATTGTCCGTCAGGTCCAAATATAGGCTCCATATTTACACTAGAGATTTGATTTTTATTTATCATCTCTTGTATTTTAAACATGTCATCTGTTATATCAGGAGTAGCTACAGGTGACCCTGTAAATTCAGTTCCTTGAGGCATTACATCTATTTCTCCAGATTTAAATGCTTCTAGATTTTGATTAAAGTTTTGAGTTTGTTTTGCAAGTATAGCTCCTGCTCTTTCTTGTGTATAAGTACCTTCTTCTACACCTTTTTGAAGAGATGCTTGTTGTGCTTTATACGCTGCCCCAGCTCCTTTTAATCTTTTACCTGCATCAGACATTCCTGTATAGTATTCGTATGTTAGTTGTTGCATTGGGGCTGCCATTTGTGACAAGTCTCCTCCTGATGCATCATACAACTCATTCATACGATCTAAATATGGTTTTGTAAGCGCGTCAGCTTCATCTTTTGTACCAGGTATAGTAGAATACAAATCCATTTCATCCATAAATGCAATGTTAGACTGCGCGGTTGCGTCATACAATTGCTCTTTAGCTTGATTTCTTTGTAACACTTCTTGGTATGGGTAAGGAGAAAACTCTGTTTGCTCCATAGGCCCTGCCATCATTAATCCTGTTAGTCCTCTTACTGCCATAATTATAGTTTTTCACCTGTTATAGGATCATATTTAAACTGGCCTGGTTTAGTATTTCCAAACCCATAGTTAAAGTTAAAATTTCCTTCGTCAAATCTTGCTGTTTTAGATAAATTTCTAAGCATATTGTTTCTATCCATTGCTATTGACGTGTTAGCTGCTTGCCCTAATCCTTGTTGTATCATTTGATAAGGCATAGCTTCTAATCCCATATTAAATTTATCAACTTGGCCTTGTACTCCTTTATTGTATTTATCTATACCTAAATTATATCTTTGAGCCTCATTTTCTAACTGATTATTTAAATAACTAGTTCTAGAAAATTGTTGCGCTACATTAGGTGCCATACTAGAAGCCATTGCCTGTCTTCTTACTGGATCTCTTTCTGAGCCTATAGCAGTTGCAGCTATTTGTAAAGAAGGAGATATTTGAGAGTAAGGATCTATTTTGTTAGCTCTCATTCTACCGTCTAATTGATAGTCTGAAGCTTTTAATCCTTCTGCAGGATTTATTAGTCCTGCTATACCTGCTCCTACATTATATATAGAAGATGCATAAGGCATCATACTTTTAAAATCAAATCCATCTCTTGGCGGTGTAGGGTAAGTTCTTGGAGGTGGAGAACCTTGTCTTCTTAATTGAGAATTTTGCTCATAAGGATTAGAAATACTGTTTATTCCTATACTGTTTAATGTAGTAGGATACTCAGCAGGTCTACCTACTTGAGAAAGATTTATTTCATTGTCTCCGTTTGGATTTAATCTGCTTGTAGACATACCATCTCCTACTCCAAAATCTTGCGGTGGAACTGGATTGCTGTACGGTCTAAAAGACTGAGGTGTATTTGGAACAGCAATGTTAGGCATTCCTGCTTGAGATAAATTAATAGAATTTTGTTTTGGTCTGGACATTCCGTACATAGCTCCTATTTGATTTTGATATTCAGGATACATATTTTGAACTCCTTGGTCATTCATAAAACCTACTTGTCTATCGAAAGATACTCCTCCTCCTAAATCTTGATTACCGCTATACATTTGCCCCATAGGATTAGAGTATGGCCCTGTTGCAGGCATGTTGTAGTTAACTACACCTTCTTGAGCTCTTGGTGGCATAGTCCTTCTACCTTCGTACTGTCCTTGCGCACTTCTCATAGGCAAAGATGTACTTCTATCCATATTAGAGTAAGCACCAGGCTCCATACCAGGCATTGATTGAGGGTTAAACCCTAGCCCATACATAGAAGATGAAATTCCTTCAGGTAAATTTGTAAATTGCATACCATTTTCAGCTTTCATGTATTGCATACCGTACATAGCTTGAGAGTTTTTTAAAGCTTCTGCTGTAGGCGCTCCTTTACTGCCAGGCTTACGCATTCTTTCGTTACTACCTGCTTTTATTCTTTTTCTTTTAGCATGTATATTTGCCCATAAACCTCTTTTTGCCATATCTGTATCTACATTAGTCTGATTCCCATTATCTTTTTGTTGTTCTGCTACCTCTTGTTGAACTTGAGCCATAGCATTTCTTTTTTCTAACTCTCCTTGTTGTCTTTCTATAAAGTCAGTGCTTTTAATTTTTTCATTTGCTTTAGAAATTTTTGCATACAAAGCTTTTACTTTAGTAGACCTGCCTTTTAAGTTAGTTACAATTGTGCTTTCTCCTTCAGGTAATACTAAGTCTGCACCACCTCTAGAATGAGATTCATCTCCTTTTATTTCATAAGCACCTTCACCTAAATTATTTAACCCTGCTTTAGAGTTTAAACTTCTTGGTTGTCCTCCTTGAGTTAAAACAATTTCACCACTTTCAGCCTCTATATCTGCTTGTTCTGATATACCGCCTTCTTCATATTTATAATTTTTCATACCTTTTTGTGCTGGGGGAGTTTGATTTCCTAAAAATATTCCAGAGAAGTTTTGCATCATATTAGTGTTAGCCATGTTGTTAGCTAAATCTCCAAAACCACCTGCAGGATTTGCTCCTGCAAACATACTACCTAATTGTCCTATTTGAGAACCCATTGCAGATTGAGGGTCTGTAGATATATCTTTAGTTACTCCTGCGCTTTCTAGTCCAGCTCCTACAGCTTGTCCTCCTATTTGTACAGCTGTTCCTAGTCCAGGAGCAACTACATTTAATGCTGTAGGTGCAAAAGATCCTACTGCAGAGCCTACAGTTTCTCCTACATTTCCTACAGTTTCTCCAAACTTAGTTTTGTATCCAAACTTTTCATCTATTCCAAAGTCAGTTCCTAATATAGATTCAAAAGGAGATGCAGCAGTATTTACTGCAGCTACTCCTAAGTCTCTTATTCCTTGCCCTACCTTTTTAAAGAACCCTCCTTTAGCGTAATTTATAGTTGTGTCAGGATTAAAATTAGGGTTAAATAATGAATCCTCATACCTTTTAAACTGTTGGTATTGAGTACTATCCATTGGGTCAAATGCATCTGCGTTAGGCATATCCATTTTTACAGCTCTATTTTTTACAGAGCTAATAACGTTTTGTTGTGCCTTTTCTTCTGAAGAATTTGCATAATTATCTGCAAAGTTTTTTCCTAACTTATAACTACCGTATGTAGCTAAAGGAACTCCTGCCCCATATAAACCTATTGCTCTATTTTTAAATTGTTCAGCACCTTTTTTTATAGCTTGTTGGTATTGAGGATAATTAGGAGCACTAGGATTAGTAGGTATTGCTCTCATTCTAGGAGCATTTACCATTATTTGAGACTTCCAGGAATCTCCATCAAGTCTAGCTAGAGGTATTTCTTCCATACCTTTACTGTTTCTAGCAACCTCATTATAACTTAAGATTTTTTTATTTATATTTTCTAACTCTAAATTATTTATTTTTTTAAGTATATCTTCTCCTTGCGTAGGATGCATTTTTGAACCAAAATCGCTAAAACCTCCTGGAATTTTAGCAGGATCTAAATTTTCAAAGAAATTTCTTAAATCTATTCCTCCTCTTATTTCTCCTAACTGAGATTTTGCCATTTCTTTTAAGTTTCCTGCCCCAGTTAAAACTCCACTATCATCGTATAATTTTCCTATACCTTTATAGTCTCCTAAGATTTTATCTAGTTGTCTTATTTGAATGTCATTTAAATTTTCAGATTTTTTAAAATCTTCAAGAACTTTTATTGTAGCTTTTGCTCTACTATTAACACCCATAGTGCTTAAAGGAACTTCAGATCCTTTAGCAGAAGATAATATTCCTACATTGTCTCCACTAAGTTTTCTACTGTTAGCAAGCCAATGTCCATAAGAATCTAAACTCATTGACGGAGTTCCTAATACATTTCCAGGTTGGTTTTTTGCAGCATCTATTGTTTTTCCAATTGAGTGCTGTAACTCTCTTGAACCAGCTTGAGGGTTATTTCTAAATACATTAAAAGAAGGGATAGGGTTTGTATAACTTTTTTGTAAATCATCTGCCCCTGACTCTAATCTTCTAGCGTAACCTGATCTTAAATTTTGAGGTAAATAATCTCCAAGTCTTCCTTTTTCACTTTGATAAATTCTCTGTAAAGGATCGTTTATATCATTTTTTACATTTACCATACCTCTATGAAGCCCTCTAAGTACGTTATTATTATTTACTACTCTTTTTAAATCTACATTAGGTAAATTTAATTTAGGCATGTTAGGCATTTCAATAGCAGGTAAACTAAGTTTAGATTGTTTATTAGTTGATATATAATTATTATATAAATCAAGAGCTTTTTTCTCAGAAGCATTCCTTGGACCTCTTTCAGCTATACGTAAAATACTATTAGCATCAGTGGCTGGTGTATTTAAAATATTATTAACACTTTTTCCTCTATAAAATCTCGATACATCAGAAGGACTATGGCTTAACCCAAAAGCATTTAAATTATTTCTTAATGCAACCCTTTCACTCATTGGTACATTACCTGAATTCTTAGAAAAAGACTCTAATCCTAAAGCAAGATTTTCTGGATCTGAATATTTTTTCATTAAATCTAAAGAATAATTTATTCTTTGTGCTGCATCTTTTTTACTTACAGGTACTTTTCTTCCGTTTGCTAATGTTGTAAATTTATTATTATAAACATTAGTTAATCTTCCTGTGTTTTGTACAAAATTAAATGGAGCAGCATCTCCTTTAGCAATCCCTTTTATATCTAAGTTAGGATATTGTTTTTGTAACGCAGCCATAGTACCTGCTTGCCCAAGTTTATATGAGTTAGGTCTACCTGCAGGATTTTTATATATTTCTTTACCTGTTAAAATATTATATCCACTACTTTTACCAAAATCATCTGGTACACCAGTAAGATCAGCTAATTGTTTTCTTCCTTGTCTTTCTCCTGCAGCGGAAATAAAGTTTCTAACTTGGGTTCTTAATTGAGGATTCTTTTTTAACCCTCCTGTAATTGCAATATCGTCCATCATTTTACGAACTACTTGCTCATTTATTGCAGAATCCATTGACAGATTTCTATCAGCAGCATAGTTCATTATATTTCTGTGCCCCCCGTCTAGAACATCTGTTTTATAATTATCGAAATTCTTTAAACGTTTTCTAGCCGCTGCAATGTCACCACCTAACGCCCCTTTAACACCTTGGTAAGCACCTTTCATAGTTTTAAATAAAGGTGCAGAAGCAATTGGTAAAACCCCCATTGCAGCATAAAATGCAGCTTCCTCTTTGTCTCCCCTACTTAATGCATCTGCTACGTAAACAGCGTCTATTGCTTCCCCAACCCCAGGAGCCATACCTGCTCCTATTTCACCACCTGTTCTTGCGGTAGCTCCAAGATTATCTATAAATCCTGCATACTTACTTACATTTCCGTATTGTGCTTCAGGATACATTCGACTAAAATATCCTAGTTGTGGGTTATTTCTAGGAGCGTCATCAGTGATAGTTACTTCAGGTAACATGTTAGTTACTCCCTGTCCAAGAAGTACTTCATCTCCGTAAAACTGAAATGGAGGAGTTGTAGCTTTTTTATTTTTATTCTTTTTTGTTCCTTTAGCCATAATTCGCAAATATAATAATTATCTTTTAGAAACCCTAAATTTAGTTTTAACATAATGAGCTCTTATTTTATAAGCTCTTTCATTAATATAAGTTAATTTAGTAGTTACATATTTATCTTTAAATCTTTCCATTGATCCCTTTTCTCTAGGGACAGCAGTCTTCCAAGTTCTTTCTCTTCTTTTTATATTCTCTCCAGGAGTAAGTGTTTGCCCACTCTCTTGGTAATCTGTATACATACGTATAGAGCTCCAAGTTAGGTTTGCTAGATTTGTAGTTCCATCTAAAATTTCTGTATGCCATTCTAGATTATCAAATACTTTAGTTTCTGAAGGGTATTTATTTACTATAAATTCTAAAGTAGTGTTATTGCTTTGCCCATACCAATTACCATACTCTCCACTATTGTGTAAAAACAATTTATTTAATTGCGAAGGGTGTACACTCATTAATTTATCTTGAGTGTTTATAAACATTGGTGTTGAGAAATCATAAAACGACGTAAAGCTTTGTGTAGTTTCACTATAACAAATAGTTTCAGAAATCTCGTTATTGTATGTTATATTGTAAGGCGGTCGTCCAGTTAAGTTTCTAAACAAAAAGCTAAATAAAATTTCATTATTCTTAGCGTCATGCCCTACTGTAATCCCATCTCTATAGAAAGGGTTGTCTCCTATATTATTTAAATATTCTGTATAAGGGAACAAAGAGTTTTCAAGTTTAGATTCAAAATAATTTTTTAAACCTTTAACTCTAGATATTTCCATAACACCTGACTTTGGTGCTATCTTATAAATAGAATTAGTTAAAATATCTACCCAATACAAACCTTTAGATGCAGAAATAATTGCCCATTGATGCTTGCTTCCTATGTCATTAGATAAGTATTTATAGTCTTGCACAACCTTACCTGTACCTAACACTAAAGAGTTTTGATCTTTAGTTGTAGTTACTGCTACAGGGTTTATAGAAAACATTGCTATTCCTCTATCTTGAAAAGAAAATAAATTGTCTTGAAATAAAATTAATTTATTTATAGGACCATATTTACCATCAATATCTTTATAATTATTGTATTTAAAACTTGTCCAACTATCTTTTAGATTTCCGTTAGCTTTTTCGTCTGAGTATACAACTCTGTTATCGTGTTCTCCTGTATTAATTACTTCTGAATTTTTAGGGTAATACTCTAACAGATCATTTTCTGCAGAATAAAACTCTCTAATACTAGTATCATCCCATCTTAACTCATCTGCAGCTTTACCGTCAAAATTACTTTTATTAGCAAAATGAAAACCTTCTCTTAAACTTAAATTATATGTAGTTTCTACAGGAAATGCATAATTAAAATTAAATTTTTTAATGCTTTTATTTTTTCTTCCGTCTACAGCTTCCCATTTTTTCATTTTTACCATGTCATAAAAATGTACATATGTGTCTCCACCCCAAACATCTATTTCAGTTTCAGTGGAGTTAATATCTCTTGCTACTTCAGTTACTGGAACAAAGTTGCTTGCAGAAATATACACATTTCTATCTCTAGCAAATTTTTCTTTACCTCCATATTGATTAGGCCTTTCTCTTCGCCAAGCAAGTAGAGGTTTTTCTTGAACTTTAAAAAGATCCCATATATTAGAATGTCCTCCGTCGTCATCATTTGCAGATAAACTAGCATCTAACCCACTAGCTCCTGAAAAAGGAGATGTACCCGATTGATGAAAATACATTTGATTACCATTAGCTTCTCCAAATGTAGAAACTAAAACTACATCTGAATGAGGATAACTTACCTGTATATTTTGACCATCAGGTATTGATTCTGTGTAATAACTCGCATTCTGATTACCACCTATATGGTACCCAGGAAATTGAATATATAAAGTTTCAGCACCTGTGCTGTAATAATCTATATCTTCTCCATTATTGTTTACTCTTATTGCAAAATTATGTATACCTTTTTTAAAGTATTGCTCACCATCTCCCCCTACATAAGAAGAAGATAAAGAACCTCCTTGAGTTAATTTTGCAGACTGCTCAGGAGAAAAGAATCTATAATTTATTCCTCTAACTGCCTTAGATTCTTTATTATTTATATTTCTAGTGGTACATGCATGAGAATAAAATTTTCTGTAAAAATGATCATCGTCGTCTTGTATAAAATCATTCTCATAACTATTTGAAGAGCCTCCAGTTCCTAGTTCTCCACACACTTCTATATAATCACAGTCTGATGCAGTAGGATACTCTCCGCTTAATAAAAAGTCAGGGCTATCTAAAGACAATAAATTATTTCTTATCTCTCCTTTATTAGCAATGTTCCATCCACCTCCACTTGGCCATGTTGCAGAATGCGCATTAAATGCAGCTCTATAAGAATTTAACTCGTTTCCGCTTTTACCAAATCTGTACAAATAATTACCCATTCCCATTCCTAGGACAGTCTTGTCTTGTTTTTTTCTTTCTACCCTTACTATGCTCCAACCACTTATACGTTTTTGTATATCTTGAGGTATGTTTACTTCAAATTTAATTCCTAAAGCATACATAGAATGTTTATTAGGTAGCATATTTCCTTGAGTAGTTCCTAATTCAGATACAAGATTTCCTTCACCTTCAAATGCACTAAACTCATTATCCCAGTTTGTTTGATTATCTTCATTTATGTTTAAAGTAATCCCACTCTGAGAACCTGTAGAACTATATTCTTCTACAGTACCTGCATGTGTTAAATTATCTGTATTTCTAGTTTGTGATAATGTAAAGTTATATAAATCTGCTCCTTTTTTATAATCTATATCATAGTGAGTAGGAAATCTAATATCTCCAATCCAATTAACTCCTCCTGGATTACCTTGAGTGTCAAAAAAAACTATACCAAATCTATAAATTTCATCTCTTTGGTATCCTTTATAATTAGCATTTATTACAGGGTTTTTATAATCTAAAAAAGTTTCTCCTGTACTACAATCTGTTGACGTAGGTTTTACTTCTACAAACGGAGGTAGTTGTGGAGGAGTTCCACTAACAAACTGATCTCCATCTAATTCTTTTTTAATAAATTCATATTTTATAAAAGGACCTTCTCCTCCTATAGTTCTTCCATCTTTTTGGTACTTATAACTTTTAGAAGAATCTACTACGCTTATAATTTCAGAGTTATAAGGATTTAAAGAGTCTAGATTTTCTTGCAAAGAATACTCAAAATTTTGATCTTCATAAGAATCGCTGTCTGTTACATAGTCAGCATTTAAATCAAAAGTATCATCTACATAAGTTTCTACTTCATTAGGTGTACTAAAGTCATGAGCGTGCTCATCATCTCTTTTATATCTGTAAGCTCTAGCATTAAATTCTATATCATCTACAGGGCTTACAATGTTTCCTAAAAATAATCTGTTATCTTTAGTTTCTATAGTTTTTGCTTTATCAATCTTTAAAGAAAAAGAAGTTAACTCTGCTAAAGGTATTAGTGCTACAATATTTTGATCACTAGAATGAATAACATTCATACTATCTGACACTACTTTTCTAGAAGAGAATACATAACAATTAGAAATACCTTCTCTTGTAGTTCTATACACAACTGCTATTTCTATAAAATCATAGTCAGTATCTATGTTGTCTATTTGTATATTTACTGCTTTAGAACAAAGTTCTCCTGGCTCGTTACCTACATACTCTGTAATATTTTCAGGATCTTCTGAGTATTCCCAATAATTTTCTCCTTCTGATGCCTGCACTATATGCGCAAGCCCTGACAAAGGAGAGAACCTAGTTTCTGCTCCTACAGTATTTCTTAGTCTGTACGCGTATTGATACATTCCTGAAGGTAAAGCCCCTCCATTAGTAACAGAAGTTATTTTAGGCTTAGAAAAAGATATAGATGGATTTAAATTTAAATCGTCTGGAGTTAAATCTAAAATGTTAGGATCTTTTAAATTTATAGTCCTAGGAGGATTAAAGTTATCTGTCCAATAAAGTCTTTCTATTGAGTTTGTTTCATACCTACCCACTGCTTCTATAGGGTGTCTAGAAGTAAAATTTAATTCTGAATCAAAATAAATTAACTCGCTAGAAGCAGCATTACTTGAAAGATCAAAAGTTAGTTTGTATATATATCCGTAGCTAGCAGGGTTAATAAGTTCGTCTAAAAGAACTCCTCCTGGATTAAAGCTGTTATTAGATGTAGCAAAAATGTAAACGTTATCTCTTATAGAAGTCCATCCTATAACATCTACAGGCATTTCTCCATTTAATCCTTCTAACTCAGATGCGCTTGGAACTTCAAAACTAGTTATACTTGGGTCTCCGTACCCCTCTATATAATATAAAGGGTTTGCATTATCAGTGGGTCTACCGCATAGAATACATTTTCCTTCTATATCAGATTCAGTTATAGCTCCTTCTAAACTTGGATTGTAATATATTACATTTTGATACGCAATAAAATCTCCTGCACTAACAAGCATACCTTCTAAAAAATACTTCTGCCCTAACTGCGCCCAAGCATCTTGACAAGGCGATAATGCGCTTTGCTCAACATTAAAGTCTACAGAAAAAGCATTTCCTTTTACATTAACTACTACGCCAGACTCTTGAGAATCTTCGTTAGCAATAATTCTAAGGTTTCTACCGTTTAAATACGAACCTTCTTGCGGAACTGTTTTTCCTACATCCTGGTTCATACCTTTATTAAATGTATTTACGCTAAGTTGTCCCATTATTTATTGTAATTTTTTCTTATTTCAGGTGAACCTAAAGATTTAAAAAAAGTTTCATGTGCATTTATATTAGGTAACAAACGCATTGTTTGATTTTTAATAGCTTCCATAGCATCTAAGTTAGGCATCTTAGCTTTATTACCTGCTTGTCCTACATACCAAGCCCATTCTTGCTCAGAGTGTTGGAATACTTGAGGATTTAATGTACCTCTTCTCCATTCTATGTAATCTATCTTCATAGCTAAGTATTTTTTTATAGCTAACTTGTAACTTACATTGTCTGGGATTAGAGGCAAACCATCTTTATCTAGAGGTAAAGCTAAGTACGCCATACACACTTTACCTTCTTTGTCAGAAAGAGTTATGTGATCATTGTTTAAGTCAAAAGTTACTTCTCTAGTACTACTACCATAACCTCCTCCTAAAGCAAACTCTTGCGTACCATCTACTTGAAGATTTAAATTTTGCATATCTTCTAAATCTCTAGCTTCGTAAGAATACGATTGAGTTTCTTCATTGTAAGTCATAACATCTGTCCCCCAGTTCCTAATAACTACTTGTTCTGAATTGTAAGATAATCCTGAGCTAGAATCTGTGTCAATACCACAGCAATCCCCACTAAGCAAATGATGAAAAGTATCTCCAGAGTATCTAGCAGCTAATCCATTTACAGATATTTGTTCTAATTGATAAAAGTCGCAAGGGAGTTTAGCTCTGTAGTTTTTTATATCTAAATCTGGGTGCTCTAAATGTCCTGTAACTTTTCTAATATATTGTCTAGGATGGCCAATTAAATTAAGAGCTTCCTCTGCCCACATCATACAATCAACCCAAGGAATTTCATACTGATAACCATTGTCAGCATAAAGTTCTTCCATTATTATTTTTAATGATATATATTTCCCGTTTAGTGCCATACTATTATTTTTACTATTATATTATTATATGTCTGCTATGACAATTACTGCTCCGTATATTACTTGTCCTGTCGATGTAGTCATAACTTTTATAGCTACGTAGTTAGTTTCTGCAGAGTTGTATGTTGTCTTTAAGTTTATAACAGCCCCTGAAAATCCAGTACCTATTTCAGATGATACTCCTGAAGCTAAATCTACTCCATTTAAGTAGGTTGTTACTTTACTACTAGCATACACAGCATACCCTGTTACTCTCTTACCTTCTGGTATTGTAGTAGATGCAAATATTTCTTGAGAAGAGTGAGTTACTCTAACTCCTAATTTGCCTCTAACATCATCTTCAATAACAGTACGTTCATAACTAACATCATCATTACCCATAAACTGTGTAGGTAGTATCTTGATTATGTTTCCATACACACCACCTGCAGGTCCAGCAGCACCTCTTGCACCATCATTACCTGCGGGCCCTCTAGCTCCTGTACTACCGTTAGAACCATCTGCACCTGCATCACCAGTATCTCCTTTAGGTCCAGCAGGGCCTTGTGGTCCTTGAGCACCATCACCAATATCATTAACTATATGCGTTCTTATAGAATCTAACTCGTCTTGCATTTGCTGCATCTGATATAGTAAGGGCCCTAAAGTAGGATCATCTAATAAATTTAAATTACTACCACTAGCAACGTCTTTATCCCACAAATCTTTTACATAAGCAAGTTTAGCTGTAGAAACTTTATCAGCGTTAGATCCATCAGTTGTATAAAATTTTGTATGTTTTTTATTTTCTAACGCCATAATTATGAAATATTAAATACGTGGTATGTTAAATAAATGTCCATGCTAGTAATACAATTAGATGTTAGTGCTGAATCAACAGACACTTCTACAGCTTTATTTACATCTTGAGTTAAAGATTGTGCAACTTCATACGCTGACATTCCTGGAATTATATTGTAAACTCTATCTCCAGTCTCATTATACATAAACCTTCTAGCGTGAAAAAGAGATGTTTGTGCAAATGTTCCAGGCTCAAGACCTTCGTAATGAAAATTCATATCAGCTGCTGCATTAGTTTGTGTAGCAGCTCTATCAATTCTAATTATACCACCTGCAAGTACTATAACTGTATTAGCTCCTTGAGCTGGAATTAACTCTATTGGCGTGCTGTTAAGGGCGTTAGCTTCAGCTGTTGTAATAGTGCGTCTAATTTGCATTGTTACAGCAGGTACTCCTGCAGCTGCACTAGTTAAGGCAGGTGTATTAGTTGTAAATATTTGCTTTCCTTCTATAGTAGCAATACCTGCTGCTGACCTAGCTATAGTAGTATCGCTTGCATGTCCTAGCTCTATTGTACCTTCTACAGTTAAAGATTTATCTTCTCCTACTGTAAGTGCAACTGCTTCTGTACTAGAACCGTTAGGTGTTGTTTTAATTTCTAGCTTAGTTCCACCGTTAGCTCCTGATGCATGGTCTTCTGTAGCTACAGCTTGTATTCTAAGTGTTGAG